TGATACAACACAGTATCGTGGCGGACTCTGCTGGGCTAGAAACTTGGCAGTAGATGTTAGCGTAGACTATGACTTTCTTATGCAATTTGATTCTCATACGCTTTCAGTATACGGTTGGGACGATGTGGCAGTAAAAACGTTTTATGATATTTCTAAAGAAAATGATAAGTTTATAATATCTCACGCACCATCTAATTATGAGTATCTTGAGGATGGGTCTATTACAAAAGATATAGATAATAAAACTGGAATGTATGCAAATAATTATTCAAAAACAATTCCAGGATTTACATTTCCGATGTATTATACTTTAAAAGAAAATGAAGTTGCAGTCTCTTATTGGGTAACCTGCTGCTATCTTTTTGCTCCCAAAGATTGGGTTGATGATGTTGGAATAAGTAAAGAGTCTTCTTTTAACACAGAAGAAATATCTTTATCTATTAGAACATTTGCAAAAGGTTGGAATGTTTTTGCTGTAGGATTAAAAAATATATTTCATCATATGTCTCATAAGCAGCCAAGTGGTTTAATTACCAGACAGTTTTTAAGACCGTGGGCAGATGATAGAAGAGATGCTTACTGGCAGCATGTAGAGTCAGCAACAAATAGCCTATCTGAATTAATGTCGGGGCAACTAGATGTGTCAAGAGAAAAAGTCATAGAGTTTCTGAATAAAACAAACATCCCTAGCAGATACTCCGAATATATCAAAGATTATTATAAATATATTGATATTTCAGAGCGTCCACTAGGGATGCCACCTAGAAGAGATTAGTTTGGAAATTTACTCATCCAGAACTTAGTTCTTGGAGTAATGCCTTTCCATGAAGACCAGTCTTCTCCACCGTTTGTCATATAGTATGCAATCTCTGCATTTTTCACGGGGTTAAATAACTCGGCGTTTGACTCAAGATCAAATTTAGTTCTTCTATCAGGACCAAGGCCATCAATCATATTAATTTGAAACATTCCGTAAGATGAGTCTCCAGTCTTATGATTTCCGTTAAAAGCCAACGGTCTTCCATTAGATTCTTTTTTGGCTACTGCCCAAGCAACAACAAGGTCTTTCCCCTTGAAGCCCACTAGTGAAAGTAGTTCCTTTAGTTCTAAATCAGTCAGAGAAACCTTGTTCTCAAAACTCTCTAGTTTTTTTGTCTTAGAAACCAAAAAAACCTCTTTCGAGGCGGTTTCCGATGTCTGAGCCTGTTCAAGGCTAAGGTTATTTTTCGTACTTAGTTCTGGGGTAGCATTAGCAGCATTAGAAGATATCGCTACTAACAATACAATACTGAGTGTGCTAATGATCTCTTTGTTTCTTTCGATAAATTTAATCATAGTTTCCTCCTTAGAAAACAATAACACCCTGGTAGGTGTCTAATACCAAGTATAACATAAAATTTTATCAAAAGTCAACTTTAGAGGGTGGTATAATAAATTCTATGCCTAACTCACCACTTAATTATCCTACTATGCAATATCCTCTTGCTTCAGACCCAGTTAATGTCCATGGAGATTTTAAGGTTTTAGTTGACGCATTAACTAATATTTTACCACCACTAGGAATGACAAATTTTTCTTCAAAAGTTAAAAATAACTCTGGGGTTTCTTTAATTCCAGGAACTCCAGTATTTATTTCTGGAAGTTTATCTGGTTTACCAACGGTAGCAAAGTATAATCCATCAAGCCCTACACATAACCCAGATGTGCCAATTATTGGAGTTGTTCAAAGTACCATAGAAAATAATGCAGAGGGCGTTGTTATTGTGTCTGGTGTTTTACAAATGAATTTAACAGGAATTGCTTCTACAGTAGGTGCAAAAATTTATGTTAATGATAGTGGAAATCTTGTAGAGGGACGCCCATTGACTGGTCCAGCAAGATATATTGCAGTAGTTGCAAACTTAGGCCAACAGGGTTTATTGATTGTTCAAACAAAAGGAAACGGTACTTGGGGCGCACTCAAAGACGGTTTGTCGTGATATAATAACATTATGGCAACTCTAAGAGGATCTCAATCATTATATAATATAGGCAACCCGCCCCCAACTGTTATTTGGACTGTGGTTCGTGGAGATACTTCTGGTTTTAAGGTTTATGTAACTGATGATGCTAAAGAACCACTAATTCTAAAAGGTGAAGGATCTGAGTGGGATATTTCAATGAAGATCAAAAGACCAACACTTGAAAAAGACAAAGGAATTATTACTGATAACGCAACAACAATAATGGCATTACATCCAGTTGCAGATGAAGATGATCTAGTTGGAGAGTTTACAGTTTGGCTTACAGCAGAAGAATCTAATGTCTTGCAGACAGGAGACATCTTTGATATTCAAGTTAGCGACCCAACAAGAGTCTGGACGGTTTGCCAGGGTAGCATGATTATCCTTGAAGATGTTACAGATTAATGGCAACAGCATTAATACTTGATGAACTTAATGGTAAAACAAAACAAATTTTTCCAATTGACTACCCACTAATTCAGGTAGAAGATTTTACAAGAAGGACTCTAGTAACAGACATACTTCCTTTTAGAGTTAAGTTTTCAGCCATTCAAATTGTGGCTATTGGTTTGGGAAATACCCCAGCAATTCCACTACAGGTTATTGGTTATAGTAACTATATTCTTTAATTAGATTAGTTAAAAGGGTGATATAATCTACACATGGCTAAAATATCAATCCCATCAGTTAAAAGTCTATTTCAAACTGGAGATAGGCCTACTCAAGAAAACTATGAAGATTTAATCGATACCGCTTCAGCCCAGGCAACAGACTTGGGTTCAGCAGGTAACAATGAAAACACAATCACTGGTATTGAGAACGTAACTGTTATTGATAACTTTGACGCTACAGTTTGGCGTATGGTCAAGTATATTGTTTCAATATCAAAGACCTCTGCAGGGGACAACAAGTTCTATGCAACCGAACTAACAATTCTCGTTGACGGTACAAATGTAAATGTCAGCGAATACGGAACAATCGACAATGATGGGAATATTGGCACCATTAATGTCTCTCGCACTGGAAATACCGTGGCCTTAACAGTCACTCCAGATCCTGCGATCAAGCCAGTCACAGTTCGTTTCGCACGAATTGGACTTAAGGCATAACTAAGGAGATATAAAAAATGGCAACAGTAACAAACAAAGACTTTAAGATTAAGAGTGGACTCGTCGTTGAAGGCCTACAAGGTACAATCAACGGTGAGATAATTCTTACAGAAAATGCAGGAGATCAATACATTCTTGATTTGATTGGTGGAGAAACACTAGTCAAGTCAGTATCAAACCAGTTTGATGTTTCAGCAGGTGGAGAACTTTCACTTGATCGTACAGTAGTAGATGCTTATTATGATGCAGCAGGTTCAGCAGACGATGCAGAGACTGCAGCAAACTCTTACACAGATGGAAGAGAAACTGCTATCACTACTGCATACGAGGCTTACGCTGATCAAGCAGAGGTAGACGCTAAGGCTTATACAGATACTCGTGAAACTGCAATTACAACTGCTTATGAAGCATACGCTGATCAAGCAGAAGTAGATGCTAAAGCATATACAGATACTCGTGAGACAGCAATTACAACTGCATACCAGTCATACGCTGATACAGCAGAACAAGATGCTAAGAACTACGCAGATGACTTGATCAATGATGCTTCAAACCTTTCAACAGAGGTTTGGTCAGCATACAAAACAAACACAGAAATTGGTCTTGCACAGGCAGCAGCAGAACTACATGCAGACAATGCAATTGCTGCACTTGTAGATTCAGCACCAGCAACTCTTGATACACTTAACGAGTTGGCAGCAGCACTTCAGGATAACCCAGACATTATTGGTGATCTTCAGGATATTGCAGCAGGTAAGCAAGACACACTAACTGCAGGTTCAAACATTGATATTACAGGGGCAACAATTTCCGTAACTGGTCTTGATGCAGCAGATATCTCAGACTTCAATGATGCAGCACTTGCAGCAACAGTAGCAGCATACGATATGATCGGTGCAGCAGCAGCAGCACAAGAAGCAGCAGAAGACTACGCAGATGGCCTTGCAATCAACTACGATGCAGCAGGTTCTGCTTCAACAGCACAGACTAATGCTGAATCTTTTGCTACAAATGCAATTAATGCTCTTGACACAGACGATATTGAAGAGGGTGCAACAAACCAATACTTCCTAGATTCTCGTGCTAAGACTTCAGCAGCAGATCTTTTGACTGGTGCAAATCTTACAAACATTACAATTACAGGAACAGGTGCAGGACTTACTATTACCGCAGAAAACGGTGTAGCAGATTCTACAACAACTGATCTTGCAGAAGGTACAAACCTTTACTTTACAGATGCTCGTGCTCGTACTGCGGTAGATGGAACAGATCGTTCATTTACTTCAGTTGAGTTAAACTCAGTTGCTAAGCAGGTCGCAGCAACACTTTCAGCACCAACAGCAGGAATTCAAGTAGCACACGCCTTCGCAAAGGCTGACTACCGTTCAGCAGAATACCTTGTAAAGGTTGCCTACGGAACACATACTGAAATATCAAAGGTCCTTTTGACACTTGACTCTTCAGATAACATTGCAATCACTGAATACGGAATTGTTGGAACAAATGGCTCAGCGTCATCAATTTCAGCAGGTATTTCAGGAGCAAACGTACAACTACAGGTAACAACCGCTAACAATGACTCAACAGTTACTGTTATGGGAACACTTCTAGTTTAATAAAAAATAAAAATAGTTGGAAGAAGGAGTAGTAAATGGCAATAGTCGATAAAGACTTCAAGGTCAAGAATGGGTTAGTCGTTGCAAACGGCGGTACATTCGGAGATGCAGTAACAGTAGGAGCACCAACTCTTAGTTCTCATGCAGCAACTAAAGAATATGTTGATTCTATATCAATGGCTGTTGGCTCTACTGCTCCTTCTTCACCAACTAATGGTACACAGTGGTTAGATACTCTAACAAACAGAGTTAATTTCTATTATGAAGGTTCTTGGTATACCCAGGCAACTATTGATGATACAAATAATCTGCCACAGCATATTCACGATACTGCAATTGATGGAACTGGTTTCATTGTATCTCAGTTCTATGAAGGTGGATCATTTAACAGCCCATTGGGTGCAGGTTTGGATGCAGGTGGACCCTCTACAACAGAGTGGACAGTTACATTCGACGGCGGTAGTGTAGTAGATAACTTCAATTAAAATTGATGTTATAATAAGATAAGAAAATGGGCAGCCCCCATAAGGAGAAATAAAATATGGCAACAAGAATGCAACAGCGCAGAGGAACTGCAGCACAATGGACGGCTGCAAACCCAGTATTGGCAGCAGGGGAAATTGGTTTTGAAACAGATACAAATAAGTTTAAGATGGGTAATGGTTCCTCAGCATGGTCTGCATTGACATACTTTGCTAATGCCACAGAACTTACAACAGCAATTGATGCACTTGTAGGAATTGCCCCAGAAACACTAGATACCCTAGGCGAACTTGCAGCAGTATTAGGAAATGACCCAGACTTTTTGTCTGACACTTATGCAACAAATGTAAGAGTCGATCAGACTATCCTTAATGGACAGACAGTAACTACAAATGCAATTACTAAGGCAGAAGTAGAACTTGCAGCCCATGCAGCAGACACAACAAATATTCACGGAATTGCAGACACCGCACTTCTTGCTACAAAAGAATATGCAGATGCCGCAGAAGCAGATGCAATCACAGCAGCAGGAACAGCAGCAGACTCTAAG